AAAAGCCAAAGGTTACAAACTAGTTAAAGGATAGCGTTATGAGAACTAAAGATACTAACGTTATAAATCCTATACAACCTATATACAATCCTACACAAGCAGATCAAGAAAGACAACGTAGTATGATGATGGGTCAACAACAACCTAAACCTAAAGACAAACCAAAGACTATGGGCATGTCTAAAGGTGGAAAACTAAAAGATGTACCAGCAGATAATACAGGGTTATCTAAACTTCCTGCAGGGGTACGAAACAAAATGGGCTTCAAGAACAGAGGCGGCATAGTTAATAACGGAAAAACAGATTACAGAAAGTCTGGTATGTTTTATAAAGGAGACAAATAATGTCAGCAACAGCAACAAGGCAAGAGGGTATAGAAGTTTATGAAACACCTATTACTCTCACTACTATAAAGGCAGCGATAACAAGTATCACTGATTCAACTAAAACAGTAACAGCAGCAGAGTCAGGCACTATCTTTAGCTTGAATCGTGCAGGTGGTATCACTGTAACTCTACCTGCAGCAGCAGCAGGATTAACTTATGAGTTTCATGTAGGCACAACGTTTACAGGAACAATGACAATTAACGCAGCATCAAGTGCAGATACCTTACAAGGTATGATTACAATGATCGACAAAGATGAAGTCGGTGGTTTAGCTGCGCTAAATGAAAACATTGACACACTAGCGTTTGCTTGTCCTGCAGCAGCAGATCACCAGATCGTAGCTGATGGGGATACTAAAGGACGCTTTATCGGTGGTATGATTAAGTACACATGTATCACTGACTCCAAGTGGGTTGTAACTGGGCATCTATTCGGTGACGGTACTGCTGCAACTCCTTTCACATAGGTTAGGATACAACTATGGTTGAAATTAATGCAGCTTTAGTTGGTGAAAACTTAGGGTGGTCTGTAGAAGATGCAGTCACCCTGAGTAACACTAACACAACACACGTAGTTTGCACTGATGCCAAGATGGTTATTATTGAAACTAGTCATACTCTAGACGTTAACTTTGGCGCTGCTGAAGCTGATGTCACAGATAATGATATAGAGTTACCTGCAGGTGTACATACTTTTGTTGTACCTAAAGCTGTAGGTAACGCTACAATTTTAAACTACAGACGTGCCAGTAGCTCAAGCACTGTTGTACGTGTAGTTTTAACATAACGGTTATGCAATAATGTCTATTTAATTTTGTCCACATATATGTAAAACTATCCTTAGTACACAACTAATGTAAGAAAGGATAGTTTATGTGGACAAGATTAATAGGCGCACTCAAGAGAGTAAACAACAAGATAATAGAACACCAAGAGCGAAGAGTAGCTCACTGGCAGTTGACAAGCATGACCGACAATCAACTAAGAGATATAGGAATCAATCGTGCCGACATCATCAAAAAAGTCAACCGTTAATAAGGCAGGTAATTATACTAAGCCTAGTATGCGTAAGCGTTTGTTTTCTTCCATTAAATCTGGCGGCAAAGGTGGAAAGCCTGGACAGTGGAGCGCGAGGAAAGCACAGATGCTTGCAAAACAATACAAAGCAAAAGGTGGAGGATACAAATGAAAAGATACTTTAGAAGGTTATTTAGAGCTATCGTAAACTGGAAATGCCTGTGTAATGGCAAGTGTGGATGTGATTGCAAGGCTTAATATGGCTCTAAAGAAATCACAGAAAAGTTTAAAGTCATGGACAAAACAAAAGTGGCGAACTAAAAGTGGGAAGCCTAGTGCTAAAACTGGTGAGCGTTATTTACCTAGTGCGGCTATTAAGTCTCTTAGCCCTGCTGAGTATGCCGCTACATCCAGAGCAAAACGAAAAGGCACTAAGGCAGGTAAGCAGCATGTGGCTCAACCTAAAAAAATTGCAAAGAAAACCAGATCCTACAGGAAAGTAAAATGACACGAACTTTAAATGAGAAGCAAACTAAGTTCCTAGAAGTTCTATTTGAGGAAGCAGGTGGGGATGCTGTTACAGCTAAGAAGTTAGCAGGTTATAGTAACAACACTCCTACTACATCTATAGTGGAGGGATTGAAGGATGAAATATTTGACGCTACTAAAACGTACATGTCAAGGATTGGACCCAAAGCTGCAGTCGCTTATGGTAGGGCTTTGGACGATCCTACCCAGCTAGGAATAAAAGAAACATTAATGGCTGCAGGTCAGATACTTGATCGTGCAGGAGTAGTTAAAACAGAGAAAGTATCAGTAGAGTCTACAGGAGGTTTGTTTATCTTGCCACCTAAAGAGGATACCAATGCAGAATCTAACGAGTGAAAGACCCCTACAGTATGAATATTGGACACTACCTAAAGTTCCATTTAAAGTAAAACTGTGGCAAAGGATTCCAAAGGTAAGTAAGAATATACCTTTTGGATATGAGGTAGACCCAGAGGATGAGGATTGGCTAAACCCTATCCCAGAACAGTTAGAACTATTAGAGCTTGCTAAGAAACACGTAAAGCAGTATAGTTTAAGACAAGTAGCTGCGTGGCTAACAACACAGTCAGGTAGAAGTATAACACACGATGGGTTAAAGAAAAGGTTAGATGTCGAAAGAAAGCGAAAGAGGATTACTGCGATTAAACGCCAGTATGCCAAGCGGCTCGAAAAAACGCTCCGTCAAATTGAGATCCTTGAAAAAGAAAGACCTGGCTCCTACACCTACGAAGAAGATTGAGTCTATACCAGCGCAAGCAAAGCCACCAGAGTTTGACGTAGAGTACGCTCAGAGTGTCGTATTTCAACCTAATGCAGGTCCACAGACACAATATCTAGCGTCTTCTGAGCGTGAGGTACTATATGGTGGGGCAGCTGGAGGCGGAAAAAGCTACGCAACACTAGCAGATCCACTACGAAACTTAAACAATCAAGACTTTAGTGGACTACTTGTACGACACACAACAGAAGAACTTAGGGAACTTATACAGAAAAGCCAAGAGTTATACCCTAAAGCAATACCTAACATAAAGTGGTCTGAGCGTAAGTCGCAATGGACTACACCAAGAGGCGGCACACTTTGGATGTCGTACTTGGATAGAGATACAGACGTGATGCGCTACCAAGGTCAGGCGTTTAATTACGTAGCATTTGACGAGTTAACACAGTGGAACAGTCCTTACTCGTGGAACTACATGAGATCCCGATTACGTAGTGCAAACAAAAACTTAGGTCTGTATATGAGAGCAACTACAAACCCAGGTGGCCCAGGTCACTCTTGGGTTAAGAAGATGTTCATTGACCCAGCAAAGCCTAACACGCCATTTTGGGCAACGGACATAGAGACTAGTGAGGTTCTGAAGTTTCCACAAGGGCATAGCAAAGCTGGTCAACCCCTATTCAAGCGAAGGTTCATACCTGCTAGTCTCTTTGATAATCCTTATTTAGCTGAGAGTGGTGACTACGAAGCCATGCTTCTATCACTCCCAGAACATCAAAGAAAGCAGTTATTAGAAGGGAACTGGGATGTAAACGAAGGAGCAGCTTTTCCTGAGTTTAATAGACAGATACACGTAGTAGATCCATACGATATACCTAAAAGCTGGGCAAGATTTAGGGCATGTGACTATGGCTACGGAAGTTACACAGGAGTTGTTTGGTTGGCAGTGAGTCCAAGTGAGCAACTGATAGTATACAGAGAGTTATACTGTTCAAGAGTTACAGCAACAGACTTAGCGGATATGATATTAGATATAGAACAAGATGACAATATCAGGTACGGTGTGTTGGATAGCTCCCTGTGGCATAAACGTGGAGACACTGGCCCTTCTTTGGCTGAACAGATGAATCAGAAAGGCTTGCGTTGGAGGCCATCTGATAGATCAAAAGGTTCAAGGGTGGCAGGTAAAAACGAGCTTCACCACCGTTTGCAAGTAGACGAGTTTACTGAGGAGCCAAGACTAGTGTTCTTCTCTACTTGCAACAACATGATAGCACAACTTCCAGGGATACCTTTAGATAAAAAGAACCCTGAAGATGTAGACACAAACTCAGAAGATCACTTGTACGATGCATTAAGGTATGGTATAATGACAAGACCACGTAGTTCTTTGTGGGATTATAACCCTATGTCTCATAGGACAGGCTTTCAAGCTGCAGACAAAACATTTGGATATTAAATAACATGGTTACAGAAAATGAACAAGGTGAATTATTTGAGACAGACGAAGTATCTGTCATCCAAGAAACAGATGATCTAGATGCACAAGGCGTTGTTGCTTTTGTTACTTCTAAGTTTAAAAGAGCAGAAGACGCTAGGTTTGCAGATGAGAATAGGTGGCTACGTGCCTATAGAAACTATCGTGGTTTATATAATACAGACGTACAGTTTACTGAAACTGAGAAGTCTAGAGTATTTATTAAAGTTACTAAGACTAAAACACTAGCTGCGTATGGTCAGATTGTAGATGTTTTGTTTGGTAGCTCTCGTTTCCCCCTTACAGTTAATCCAACAACATTACCTGAAGGTGTAGCTGAGTCTATGCACATCAGTATTAACCCCCAGACTGAACAAGCACAAGACCAGTTAGAAGATGCCTTTGGTAAAAAACCCCCAGTTACATTGTTGTTTGATCCTGATAACAAACTGAAACCTGGCGAAACCATGTATGACCGCATGAAGCGTATGGGTCCGATAGAGGATACGCTAGAGTATGCTTCAGATAAAATAATAGAAGGTCCAGGTACTACACAGGACACAGTTACATTTCATCCTGCTATGATTGCAGCTAAGAAGATGGAAAAGAAAATACATGATCAGTTAGAAGAAAGTGGCGCTAATAAACAACTGCGCCACACTTCTTTTGAGATGGCGTTGTTTGGTACAGGGATTATGAAAGGTCCGTTTGCGATAGACAAAGAGTACGCTAACTGGAACGAAGACGGTGAGTACGATCCTACAGTTAAGACTGTACCATCCACAAGTCACGTATCTATCTGGAACTTTTACCCAGACCCAGATGCTTACAACATGGATGAAGCAGAGTATGTAGTAGAACGACATCGTATGACACGCTCTCAAATGCGTGGATTAAAGTCTAGACCTTTCTTTAGAGAAGACTCTATAAATGAAGCAATAGAGATGGGTGAGTCCTACGAGAAGAAATACTGGGAACAAGACATGGAGGACGATGCACAGTACAGCAACGCCCCATACAGATATGAAGTCCTAGAGTTTTGGCGATATGTAGATACATCCATACTAGAAGATCACGGTGTAGTAATACCAAAAGATTTAAAAGACTCAGAACAACTAAGTGTAAATGCTTGGATATGTAACGGTAAAGTTTTACGTTTAGTTCTTAATCCATTTAAACCAGCACGTATACCTTACTATGCTGTACCATATGAGCTAAACCCATACTCTTTCTTTGGCGTAGGTATAGCTGAAAACATGGATGATACACAGACCCTGATGAACGGCTTCATGCGTATGGCAATAGATAATGCTGCATTAAGTGGTAATCTTATTATTGAAGTAGATGAAACTAACTTAGTACCAGGTCAAGACCTGAGTGTGTATCCAGGCAAGGTGTTCCGTAGACAAGGTGGTGCTCCAGGTCAAGGCATATTTGGCACTAAGTTCCCAAACGTTGCTGCAGAAAACATGCAGCTATTTGATAAAGCAAGGGTATTAGCAGATGAATCAACTGGCTTTCCATCTTTCGCTCATGGTCAGACAGGCGTACAGGGTGTGGGGCGTACTGCTAGTGGTATTTCCATGCTTATGTCTGCTGCCAACGGCAGTATACGGAACGTAGTCAAGAACGTAGATGACTACTTAATAGCTCCACTAGGTAGGGCGTTCTTTGCATTTAATATGCAGTTCGATTACGATGAAGGAATAAAAGGTGATCTAGAAGTAAAAGCCCAAGGTACAGAAAGCCTCATGGCTAACGAAGTAAGATCTCAGCGCCTAATGCAGTTCTTAGGTGTAGCTTCTAATCCTATGCTACAACCGTTTGTAAAATCAGATTACATCATACGAGAGATAGCTAAGAGTATGGACTTAGATCCAGACAAAGTAACTAACTCTCTTGGTGATGCAGCTATACAAGCTGAGATACTCAAGAAGTTTGCTACACCACCAGAACCACCTGAAGGTGTTGCCCCACCCCCATCTCCTGAAGCACAAGCTGCTCCAACAACTCCTGCAGGTACAGGGGTAGCAGATACTACAGGTGCAGGTGGTGGAACTATTGGCACAGGCACAGCACCAGTTCCAGGTGAGCAAGGATTTACAGGAACATGAAGATAAAGAAGTTAGTAAATGATAAACCTCTTTGGGATTCGTTTATTGAAATACTTAATGAAAAGATAGAGGTGTCACAGCGTAAACTAGAGCAAGAAACAAATATAGAAAACATGTATCGTGCTCAAGGTGAGATAGCTGCTCTAAGAAGATTGACATTTTTAAGGGATGAAATAAATGGAAGAGACTAATACACCTATGTTTAAATCTGCACGTCCTATGGAAAGTCAGATGGATGAGATACTAAGTGAGTCAAAAGATCCAGTTAGCGGTAATACTGCTCCAGTAGGAGCTATGCCAGCGGAAGTACGTGATGATATACCTATCATGGCAAGCCCTAATGAGTTTATGATTGATGCTGCTACTAGGCGTTACTACGGTACAGAGTTCTTTGAGGGTTTACAGGATGCAGCTAAACAAGGTTTCCAACGTATCAAAAAAGGTGAAGAGTCTTTCTTTAGAGATGACGAACTAGAAGTAGAAGACGCTGCAGAAAAAGTTACATCAGGTGGTTCACCACAACAGATGCAAGAGGGTGGCGAAGTAAAGGGCATAGAAGGTAGAGCAATACCTT